TGCGCGCGTTTCTTCAACGCGGCCTGTGATGCGCTGCCATAAAGTTGCCATACCACAAGTCTAGGGCATGAAGTGACATGCTCGACATTTGAGGCGTGTCGCGCTAGAAAACTTGGATGCCTGGAGTCAGTGCTCGGCTCGAGACATACAGCGCAAACACCGTCGCAAGTAGCGCGTCGATTTCGCCGTTGGACTTCTCTCGGCTAATCAGCCAAGTCTCGCCTGAGTATTTCGTGACGCCGTTCTGTGTCTGGACGACTAGCAATGGATCGTTATTGTGTTTGACCGTGCCAGTAGCAAACATGGCGTAGACGGCCGAACATGCCTGGCTGACTTCTTTAGTCCACAATTGCCAGACCGGTATGCCAGACAACTTCAGTCGCTTTGCCAGGCTATTGAGATTGCGGTCATCCATGGCGATTGCTCGAGGAGAGTGCTGGGTATAAAGTTTCGTCAATTCGTTGAAGAGCTGCTGCTCGGTCGGCGCGACCAGCGAAGCCACTATCTCGGTCTCTTGAATGTCGCCGTTAGAGTTGGCCGCCGCAATAGTCGCATACTCCCAGTTGCGCGCAACATCGACGGCAAATACCACGCCTTGCATGTTTGAGATGCCGTTACCGGTAGCAGCCTTGAACAACTCACCAGGTAGCCAAGATGCCGCGGTGCCTGAGATGAATTGATTCAGCGTGTAGCGCCTGACCTCATGCTCGGGCTGAGTAGCCACATCGGACAACACTCGATCTATGGGAATACGGCCACAAGCGATTGCAGGGTTCGCGGTCATGATTGCAGCTGCGCTGTCGACCGGTGCGCTAGTCGGAGCCTCCCAGATGAACGAACCGAAACGCTCCAGCGACTTATCGCCCTCGATTGCTTTAGCGGCTGACTTGTAAAGCTCGATGAGCGTCTCTGAGGTCTGGTCTCCTGCTGTGGTAATCATTATGACCATGGCGTCTGACAGAGCCGTGGTGCCCTTTGTAGCGGCTGTCCAGATACCTTTCTTAGCCAAGTGACCCTCATCGAGAATCACGCGCACGAATGGCTTGCCCTGGAGCGCGCCCTCTTTAGCGGGGCTCACTTTGTATTTGCCGGTGCCGTCGCCCTTGGCGATGCCTCGAGTTTCGGTGGTGCGCTTGAACCGTTTAGCCAACCAGCCGTGAGAGTCGATGACATGTTTGACTCGATCGTAAATAATCGTGGCCTGGTCATAACTTGACGCGATGCTGGTCACATCGCCTTTTTGGAATAGCAGACTTTCAAGCGCGAGGCCACCACCGATAACAGTCTTACCGTTCTGGCGACCCATGCTGACGATGACCTGCCTGAACCGTAATTCGCCAGGGTAATCGGGGTGGTCGGCTGGGTAGCGTTCCAGGATGTGCCTGAGCAACCACTTCTGCCACTGATCAAGTTGAATAGGCGTGTCCGATTCGGGCGTCACCCAGCACAACTCCATGAGCTCGATGAGGCGGTCGCCGTCAGTCTCGAAGTCGTCTGATAGTGGTGGCGTGTAGCGCGCCGGCAGCTGCAGCATTAGCGCGTGAGCAACTCGGCTAACGGATCGTGCTCAATGACCTGACCCTTTACCTGGCGACTAATCTCGAGCACAGTCTTGCGCAGCTCGGCCGCGGTCGACGTGTTGGCCTCCGAATCAAACTGAGATGCGAGCTGGAGGGCTAACCCAGCCAGCACCATTTGCTCCAGGTTCAAGTTGAGGCTATCTAGCCACGTTTGTATTGCATTCCTAACCATTCGTGCTCCTATCCCGAATAATCTACCCCGTTTGTGAAAATCCGCTGGCTTGCGCGGGGTGAAATCGCACCCGCGAAATAAACGCGGGCGCAAGTTTTGTGTCTATTTAGTTATGAATGCGCGTAACAAGGCTTGTAAGGCTCTGTAACGGGCTCTGAGTGCTGGCTTGATGAATGCATACCAGCGGTTCTTTATGGCTCTATAGCGCCACTCAGGTGGTTTTCTGCAGGGTTCTGCTCTGTGCTTTGACATGCTGTCCTATGTGTGGGTGGTGCGGGGGGCTACCGATTACCCCTCCCCCCGCTTTATCTGGGGGGCGGTCTATTTCCAGCGGTCTGAGCGCCAAGGTATGCGCTTGTATGTCCGGTCTTGTTTGCGTCCGTTGCATACTCTGCACATGCTTTGCAGGTTCTCGATGTTGTGGTTGGGTTCGCCGTTGCCTGGCGCGATGATGTGGTCGATTGTCCAGTCTGAGCCCTCGAGCTCTTTGCCACAGATCGCGCAGATTGGGTCAAGTATGGTTTTGGCTGCGGCTCGCGCTAGTCGCCAGGCATTGGAGTCATGCCAATCAGCCACGCTTGGCCTTGTCTAGCAGGATGTCTGTGCGTATTTTGTCCATGCCGTCCATGATGTGTTTGATGTCTTTGCTTGGGCGGATGTTGCCTGCGTCGATTTCATCCTTGATCCATTGAGCGACCATGAGCAGGGCTCGAGCTGATCCGATGCGTTCTGATGATTTGATTAGTGGTTCCATGTAGGACTTGATGTTGTCGTGTAGTGGTGTCTCGGTCATTTGGTTTCCTCTATGAGTTGGATGAGTTTGAAGAGCTCGGTTTGGTAATTGAATGCTGCGGGCTTTTGCCAGTTGTCTTTGACTACGGTGATGAGCGCGATGATGCGTTTGCGTTCTTGTATTGCTCCGATTAGGTGCGCTGTGTCGATTGCTTTGGACATGCCTTGGACACCGGCTTTGTAGCCCTCGTCGAAGCTCATGCGACTCTGTGCAATTCGGTGGTGCGCTCGCGTATTTCGAACAGGCCGTCTAGGTCTGGTTCTTGTTCCATGATTTTACGAGCGTAGAGTGCGCGGTAATTGTTGTTGAGTTTATAGCCACCGGTGTGGTCTGGGTTTAGGTGGCTGTTCCAGCGGAGCACTTCAAAGAGTGTTGCGATGCCGAGTTTGTCGGTGCCGTTTGATTGCCAGGTGCGCGCTAGTTTGACGAGCTGCGTGTAGACCTCTGGGTGCTCGAGGTGGAACTCTTTGAACTCTCGAACGATTCGGTCTTCTTGTAAGTAGTGGTTCATCGCTTGTTCTCCCACTTGTAGTAGTCGACCATGACGTAGATGATTGTGCCGAACCCGACCAGTAGGAATGGAACTCCGACTGCTGGCTGCCAGCCGTTATCGGCCAGCCATACTGCTGAAATCATGAAATAGATCATTAGGGCTGTGAACGCGATGACGTGCATTATGCGCTCTTTTCGGTAAGTGCTACAAGCAAGTTGTAATTCTTTAGGCCACAGTCTGCAAAGTCGTAAAGTGCAGCTGCTCGCGGTTGGATTGTGATCATGTGCTTGAGATACATGTGCTTGTAAACGAATACGTTCATGGCTTTGCCGAATAGCAATGGGATGTAGATGTTGATTAGGCCGCGCTCGATGTTGATACGTGCCTGGTTGGTTGCTGTGTTCATTTTGTTGCCTCTCTGTGTGTAAGGTGTCGGCCTGGGGCATTGTGCGTAAGGTAGGGGCCAAATTGCGTTCATCCCCAGGCTCGACTGGTTTTATTTTGAGACTAACTGCCGACATTGTCAAGTTACGGCGTGTCGCCCTTTATTCATCTAGGGCTGGGTCTTCGCGCCCAGGGTGCCAGTTAGGGGCAAAGCCCAGGCTAGTTTCGATGCGGGTTTCGGCTGAAGTGTTGGCTTCGACTGGATCGGGTCGTTCGCTGCAGATGTGTTTGCGTCGCCATTCGCGCCACAGTTTGATTGCTTGGTTTGAGTCGCTTTCAAACTTCGAGCCGCAGCTGCAGCGTTCGCGAATCATTCATCGAGCCAAACTTTGTAGGCTGCGGTGACTCTGCCTCGTTGTGGGTCGATGAAGTGTAGGCGTTGGCTTGGGGTTGCGCTCGCTGCGAGCATTACGCCTGCGTAGCGGTTGTCTGATTCGGTTGAGCCTGTTTGGTAAACACTGCCTAGGCCGTTTGGTAAAGCCCATTCCATGTGGGTGTGGTAGTGGCCGACGTATGCGTCTCTGAACTCCCAAGGGTATGAACCGGACTGCCACTTGGTTACGTGGCTGACGATTGTTGCCGGTGATGCGAAGCCGTTGCGACCGACTTCATCGCCGTGTAGTAGGAGCGCGCGATAGTTGCCTATCTCGATGCGTTGAACATCTTCGGGTGAATCGTTCCAGGTGAGTCTCTTTTCGCCTGCGAGTAGTTGCCTGGCTAGCTCGTAGCACATGCGGTCGAAGTTGTCTGCGCGTGGCACTGCGTCGCGTTTAGATCCGATGCGCCCGTGGTTTCCCCATTCGGCTACTACGGTCACGTTCTCGTATTCCGCGAGCGCGATTCTGACGACATCGACAAGTAGGCGTGAGACGTTCACGTATTGCTCGAAGATTGTGGAGTCGATTTCGAATGCTTGGGTTGGAAAGTTGAACAAGCCCTCGACCATGTCGCCGCCGAATGCGATTGTGACGTCTTTGACTGGGTGGTCTGCCCGGTGCATCTTTGTGATTTTGATTGCTTTTTCGGTGAAGCGCATGACTCGTTCGCGCATGACTTCGGTGTTGTATGTGGTGGTTCTTTTCGCGCCTTGCCAGTCGGTCATGACCCAGAGTGCATGTTCGCCTTGAGAGCGTCGCGTGTCCTTGGCGGGTGCTACTATCGGTGGCACTTTTCCAAGGGCTAGCATCGCGTCGAATGCTGCGTTCCTGGTTACTTCGACCAGGTGCTCGGTTCGGTCTTTGGCTTTGAGTAGATCGCGCTGGGCGTGGACTAGGGCTTTGCGTAGTGCCTGGACATCGGCCGGCTCTTCGTATGGTGGTTCTAGATTTTCCAGCATGAACATAGCCTTGCTCTGTGTGTTGCGATTGGTTTCTCTGAGATTACCAGTCCGAAGCTTCTCAGCTCATCTGCCAGGGTTTTGATTTTCCATTTGGCTGAGTC